GTTGCCGCATAATACTTACCATCTTCAAATATAAATTCCAAATAATTTTCATCTTGGAAATAAACATCTACATTTGGCGACAACTCATTCTTAATAAAATCGTTTGCGGTTTCTGTATTATTTGCATGAGAATCTTCCGTTTCCCAATGATACGAACCATTTTGAATGTCTGATATTGATACCATACTGTTTTAATCTTTAAATCTTATCGTCATACCCATAACTTTGTTCCGTGTGACCGCAATGCTCACACTCATATACCGCCAGAAAATCTCAGCGATGTTGTGATATTATTTTCTTTATTCTCATGTTACTTTTTTATTTCCATGCTATCCTTCTATTTTCAAAGTGTTGGTAAGAAAGTCGCTGATGTAATCATTGAATTTCTTCACGGAAGCAAGACGACTATCCCAGTTATTGCAAACTACATCGTCAACTCGTTTTACCATTTCATTTATCAACTCACAATACGCTTTCAAATTCTCAAAGCGTTCTTCGTCAACGGAAGTATCGCCTATAGGCTCTATTCTGCCAACTAATTTATCTATTATATCTATCAGTTCCATAAGTTTACAATTTTCTCATTATTTGAATATATTATTTATTATCAATGCTGCTGCAACACCCCAGCCACTGAATGCTATTGTGTATGCAATCCATCTTACTATAGAAAATCTCTCCAATGCTTCAGCATAGCTATTTTTGAATTTAATAGCATCACCAAATTTATTCTCAAAAGTTTCCGTGCAAGCATCAGACAATATCATTTCTATCTTCCTACGGCCTTTCTCGGTGATGATAGGACTAAATCCATCGTTCTTATACAAGCCGTTCTCGTATGAGAAAACATTGGTATAGTAAACAGTATCTCCGTTATATTTATCTTGTAATCCGATTCTAATATCAATTCGGAACACACCACGTTCTTGGTAATATTTCTCTGCCAAATCACGGATTTTTGTATCGGTCAATTCAGCTTTTTCTTGAAGTTGGTTGTACTCATACTCGCTTAGTTGTACTATTTTTTCTTTCATACTAAATTTCTTTTAAGTTAAATAAATCTGCCTGTGTTATGCCCTCGAACCAATTAGGCATCGTCGGGTCATGCTTGTAGAACTTTTCATATTGTTCCTTTGAAACTTTCCACTGATCTTCATCATATTGGAAAGCCCAGTCTTCCCCAAACCTCTCTACCATCTTATCACGCGCTTCTTCGTAAGTCTCGGCTTCTTCAACGTGATAACAGTTGTAATGTTGAACGTCCCGAAAAGGGAATGTAAAATAAAATCGTTCCATAATTATCTTCTTTTAGGTTTATTTTTTCGCTTTCTCTTCCTTTTGTTGGCGTATGGCGTTGAGCCACTACGATTCTTTTTAGGCGCACATACAACTCTGTGCAGATACTCGTCTGCAACATTCGGTCGAATGATAAATGGGAAATAGTCAGTAAATTGTTCCATAGTCAATATATTCGCTTAATAATTCCCCGTACTTAGTAGAGAATGAAGTTTCATAGTCTTTCATATATGGTTGATACACATCTATTCGACCTAAAACTTGTGTGTGTACATATCGCAACCACTTTGTTTTAAGAGGCACATAATTTCTGTATGCTTTGCAAGCTTTTTTAATCTTGCGTGGGATTAGTTTACTCATAACTTTATCTCGTTTCGTTCTAATAATTTTCTGAATATTCGCTCTTTTTCTATATACTTATAAGAGATTTTTTTTCTCATTTCTTTCTTGTTTTTGCCGACTACCATTTGGCAACCATTTACCCCGATAAAGCAAAAGTTTCTGTGGTGCCTTCTGTTTTCTTTTAAGGCAAATCTGATTTCCAAATCGCAATACCTGTAACTATCATTTTGCACGCCCTCATATCCTTTACTCATAATAAAATGACCGAGTGCATTTGCCTCTTCTTCTGAATTACATAGCGTATAAATTCGTTTCATATCAATATCTGAATTTTGTAAAGTGAATAATCGCCATCGGTTTTGAAAGGTCGTAGCAACTAAACCCATCAAGCCAGTCAGCAGGGTGCAGTCCATCATTTTTAGCGACAGAAACATAGCTATGTCGATGGTCTCCGACAATACACTCTGAAAGATCATTTGTCAATTCCATTAACTGAATACCCACACCGCTTCCTGCTGTTAGTGTTGCAATTTCCACCTGCTTGCTCCTATACGGCTTGCCCGTCCACTGTCGAATAGATAATACAGCACGTCCATCCTGCACTTCCTTAATGCGTTTCTCCCACAGAGGGTAATTCGCCCTTATAGTGTGTATCTTCGCCATGGACGGAGTATCATAATCTGTAAGCCCCTGTCCAAGTAGGAACTTCTCTTTGAAATGCGTCTCTTCTTCTGCTCGTTTGTGATTAGCAAGAAAACATCTTGATAGTGTGATTACGTATGTTTTCATAATTCATTATTTTTATTCTGTTGGTAACTCGGGTATCTCCATCCAATATTTAATATCACTTTGATAACCAACTGTGTCCCAATACCTACTATCAGCTTTATATTTACAAGTATGGCAATATCCATTCTGTGCCATAACTAAATAGCGACCACTTTCCTTAGGTAAATCACCATCTATATTCTTGTGCCAACGGGTCGCAGGATGCTCGTCTGCCCACGTTGCGCCATCCTCAAATCCACATTCGACATCACCAAGGTCGCAATTAAAACAACCATAATTTTCAGTATATTCAGACGCTGCTTTTTTAATTTTTTCTTCTCTGTTCATAACTTTAACTGTTTTTTAGCGCAACTGCTACGCTTCCGTTGTACATAGTATTTTCTACCTTGAAGATTTCATCATGGTATCTTTCAACGCCAGTCCAATCTGTCTCTTCAACAACCACATCAATATCTCCGTACTTTTCGTACTCCTTACCAACTTCATACTGAAAGTCACGGCACTTTAAATTCTTGTCAAAGCCTTTGTAGGCGATAATTTTCTTTTCTTCCATATCGATTTTTGTTTTAGTTATTTACTTTGAAAATGAATACACTTTACACTTCCTCCCAACCTTTAGGTACAAACTAGTCCTTGTCTTGTTGCTCCGCAATGGCAATTAGATAGCATCCAACCTCAAATTGCCCTACGGATATACTTTCATCTTGCATCGCACGTGTAATTAAATCAGCGTGAAATATGTTATACTTCATCCTCAAAAAGCAGTTCGCTTTTTCAATTTCTTTCTGTGTCATATTGATTTGGTTTAGTTAATCTTTATAATTCTCCTCGAAGTGAGAACACATCCCAGTATCTTCTTGATACTTCTCTTGCACCCACCACATATAAGCATCGGGAGGGTCTGGAAGATACCGCTTGCAGTAGTTTCTTAATTCACAACCCACGCCCCTGCAATAGGCGTAGTCTGAGTTGATATTATTCGACATAGTTACTTTCGGTTTGAATCGCCCGTTATCGTTACTCTTCTTGTTATAGCGTGAAGCCTATCAACCACCCTATCGCCATATTTGGCTTTCAAATGTTCTTCGTCTAAGTTGGTAGAGAACATTAGTAACTTGCCGTCCCTTTCCGCTGCATCAACGAGTTCTGCAAATGGCACTCGCTTGTTGCCGTAGATATTAGAAATATCCTCCGTTCCCACATCGTCAATGTAGATAATGTGATTTCGGATAATCTCATCGGGTGACTTGTTGAGTTCATTCGCCGTGCAGATTGTTACAACCTTACGGCAATAGTGGTTAAGAAGTAAAGGAATAATCCTCATACCGATTAGCGTTTTGCCAACACCGCAACCACCAACTAATATTAATCCCTTTCCTTTGTTATCAGTAAGCCACTGAACGATTTTCTCATAATCAGTGTTCCATTTTGCATCATCACCGCAAAAGTATTTTAATCCTCCTTTGAGGTGTGTTCCTGCATTTGGTACACTGATTTGCACCTTGTCGGGTATTGGCTTGTACGTTGTATCTCGTAACCGCTCGATGGCGGATTTGAAGTCTATATGTTCCATTACCAATCACTATCTTTATCGTAGTTCATTTCAGATGATTTGAGGGTGGTGGTGCTCTTTTGTACTTTTTCCCTGCTTGCCCACGTCTGTAACCTCTTTGCGGTTTCCCACGTCTTTTCAAGTTCAAAGCGCATTTTCGTGCCTGATTTGTTCTTTTCAGTCCAATAGTTGAAGAATGCACGTATCATCGTAGGCTCGTAAGTGCCACCACGTGAAGAAACGAAAGGAATAAGGCTCTTTTCAAACGCTTTCTCTCGGTCATTACATTTTGCTTGTAAGAATGTTAAAACCTGCTTTGATTGTTCGTTTGTTTTCTTCTTACCAAAGCGATAATCATCACACCTATTCACGACAAAAAATGTCCCTTTCGGGTTGGCTATCGTGTCTATATCTCCTTTATTAGCAAGTGAGGATAAAACATTCCTACAAGTTTGTAGGGATAATCCGCAATCATTTGCAAGATTTCGATAACTTGTGCGTGAAATGCCGTCATCATCAGCCCCCACGATTAGCCGTAACATTACAAGCTGCTCGTGGGGGGAGTATCGAATGGTAAACTTGTCATCAAGTTTTATCATTTAGATAAATATTTTTTTCTGTATCCGTCTTAGAACTTTGGTTTCTGCATCTTTGCAGAATTGTCTATTCACTTCAAAGCCATATGCCTTTCTTTCAAGATTAGCCGCAGCTAACAAGGTCGTTCCACTGCCTGCACAAGGATCTATAACTACATCTCCTTTATCTGTGAATATTTCGATTAACCTTTCAAGTAGTGGTACGCTCTTCTGTGTAGGGTGCACTCTTAGAGTATTTGTATCTCGCGGATATTCCATGCAGTTAAAAATCATCTGTCCATTATTGTTGAATTTTGGCAATTTATCACGATAAAGAAGTAGTCCATATTCGCAATTACCTACAATCTTCATATTCGCCTTTAATACCTGTGGCGAATAGTTCTTGCGAAAGACCAAAGGAATATAGTGCATAAGTCCATATTTCTTGCCTAATTCAATAAATTGGAATTGTTGTTCATATTCGCAAAACAATATCATACAAGGTGCTTTCCCTGCTTCTTTTGGCTCTTTTATCAGCATTTTTGAACAGAAGTGCATAAATTCGGCAGGTCTAAATTCATTCTCCGAAGAAAAGAATTTCTTGCCAGCTTTCTCACTTTCTCCATTCTTATTATTGCCACCTTCGTACCAAGTAGGGTTACTCGCATAGGCGTTATTGCCGAGATTGTAAGGAACATCCGTAAGTATTAGTTGCGCCTTTGGTATCTGATACGATTTATAGTTTTGGAAGCTATCGTTGTAAATCTCTATATCTTTCATTATTGAAATATCACATTCGTTAATTGTTTGCCGTTACTAAACACTGCCCATTTACCTTTGCCATTGGTGTCGATGAGTTTCAAGTCTTCAACCTTGCCAAATCGGTTGATGTTTCCACAAAGGTCTACAAACCACGCTTGCTTATCCTTATATGGACGTATCTCCCTACCTACTATCTGATAGTACATAGCAAGCGACATTGTAGGGCGTGCCATAACTACCGTATCAAGCTCTGGATAATCAAAGCCAGTTGTCAATACTCCTACATTCACAACAACCTTTATCTTACCACTCTTAAAGTCATTCAATATGCGTTCACGCTCTGCTTTTGGTGTTGTTCCCGATACCATTTCGCAGCATTCAATGCTTTGCGTCAGTCGTTCAGCCTCTTTCAGAAAGCGAGTAAAGACTAATATGCCTTTTCTTGCTCCTCCACGCTTTGGCGAAAGTAGTCGTTTCACGATGCTGACTAAATAGCCGTAGAAGTCAATCCTATTATACTCTGCTTCTACTGATTTATCCGTATAATCAGCACCCGTTGAATTTGCTTGCAGGTTGTTCTCATCCCACCCTAATGGGTTCATTTGGAAGTAATCTATCTTTGAAAGAAATCCCATATCAAGTAAGGTTGAAATCTGTACTTGATAGATGACCTTTGAGAAGATCAAAGGACGGGTACGAGTAAGGAACTTTAGCATTGCACCAAAGCTGCTTGAACTTAATCTGTAAGGAGTGGCTGTCAGCCCTAACACCTTGCACCCCGTGGCGTGGATAAATTCTTCATACATACCGCCTTTTGCATTGACAAAGTGGCACTCATCTATGATTACGTTATTGAAGTGCTGAAAGTCATCTGTGTGTCTTATCACGCTGCCTATCGTCGCAAAGGTGATACGGCTTATATTCTTTGAATTGAATGAAGCCGAGTAAACAGAGCAGTCAAGTACACCATAGGAGCATAGCTTCTTATAGTTTTGCTCAAGTATCTCTTTTGACGGCTGAAAGACAAGCGTATGTCCTTGCAGTCTGTTAGCGATGTCAGCTATCACAAGCGACTTACCGCTACCCGTAGGCAGCACCATGATAGCATTATACTTTGCTTTCTTATCATTAAAAAAGGCTACCGCTTTATCGGAAGCCTTCTGTTGGTAGTCACGAAGTTTATAAGTCATACCTTTATCCCTTTCTCTTCGCTCAATTTCTTGACTAAAACTGAATAATACTTAATCATCTGTTCAAGTTCAAAGCACGACCATTTCTTTGTCTGATGTGCTTTGACTTCTAATAATTGAAACCGCTGTGTCCCTATCTTTCGGATAAGGTTTTCACGATACCCGATAAGGTGGTCGGCTGAAAATCTATTACAAAATCTACATTCGCTATTGCAATTCTCCTCATCGAATCGAGTTGACATGTGCCGTCTCGAATGATAATGCCCACAATCGGATTGGTCGAAAGGCTTTATCTTTCCGCACGATATACACCTGAATGTGCCGTTAGGGAAAGCGTCTCGCAATCTGATATACTGACTAAAGACCTTATCAAGTTTTTTTACCAAAGTAGCTTGGCTTGCTTGCCGTTTCTTTGGTTTGTCTGTTTTCTTTTTCTTCAAATAATACATAGTCAATGTAGGCG